TCACGCCCACCGATGCAAGACATAGCAGAATTAAATTTATTGCATTATCAAAAAACATCTGACTTTGATAATCAGCTAAGAATATCTTCTGTTCCTTTACTTTGTTTATTTGGTTTCCCGCAGGCATCCGAAGAAGTAAGCGCGGGGCCGGGTGAAGCGATTGCCTTTCCTGAAGGTGCAAGGGCTGAATTTGTAGAAATCAAAGGGCAATCTTTTCAATATCAACGCGACAGAATAAAAAATATTGAAGATCAAATTAATACTTTGGCACTTGCTGCAATCCTTGGGCAGAAACTTGTAGCAGAAACAGCACAATCACAGGAAATACAAAGAAGTCAAGGCGATTCAACTTTAAAAATAGTTGCTCAACAATTACAAGATATGATTGATAATTGTCTTGTTTTTCATGCTAATTATTTAAATATTTCAGAAATTGGAAACGCTTTTGTTAATCGTGATTTCTTGGGTCAGAAATTAGCACCGCAAGAAATACAGGCAATGCAAGGCTTATGGTCTTCTGGTGCTATATCTCAGGAAACATTACTAAAACAGTTGGCACAAGGGGAAATTCTCGGCGATGATTTCGATGTCGATATGGAAATCGAATCGACTCAAATGGGTGATATGCAAGAAACAGATGAACCAACACCCGAAGCCGAACCAGATGAACCAACAGAAGACCCAGAAGATGACGAGGATTAATGACACAAACGCCTTTAAGGGTTCCTTCTGATGTTTCCAAACTTGGGGCATCTATCCCTTACCCTGAATTAATACCAGAAGAATATTTTCGTAATAGTTTAGATTTAAATAGATTTTCTAATAAAATATCGCGTGAAATCGTCCAATCTTATAATCGAATAATAATCAGGGCAGTTGATAAATTAGAAGCCATAGAGCGTCTTCCAAGAGCTAATCAGCCTAAATATACCGCTGCGCGTTTACGTTCTTTGTTAGTTCAGACAAAAGAAAGTTTGAAAAAATGGGATGTTAAATCGACAAAAAATATGCAACTTGTTTCTGAAGCCGTTGCAAAATTACAAACAGAATTTGCAACGGATCAACTTGAAAAAGCATTGCCCGCAGGGATTAGATCATCAATAAGAACTGTTGAAGTTACACCCGCATTTGCAAAGGCTGTTGTTAATACAAGCGCTTCACAGTTAAATGTACAGATATTAAGCGACTCATTAAATACTATTGCAGGCGGGGCAGGCGTAAAGTTTTCGCTGACAGCAAAGGAAGGTGAATTAATTGAATTACCAAATGGCGAATCAATAAGAAAATCTTTTCGCGGGATAACAAACAAAAGCGCTGAAAAATTAGGGCGTGAAATACGCGATGGATTATTGGCAGGCGATACGACAAGACAAATAAGATCAAGATTAATTGGTTCATTAAGGTTTAATTCAAAAGGCAATGTAAGACAAATTGCAGCGGCAGGCGGTAACGCTACAAAAGTTGCTAATCATCAGGTAATGACTATTGTCAGAACTTCTTTAAATCAAGTAAGCAATGTCGCAGCGCAACAGGTTTACAAAGCAAACCCAGATGCAACCAAAAAATATAGATATTTGGCAACCTTGGACAGCAGAACCAGTTCACGTTGTCGTTTGTTAGATCAGCAAGTTTTTGAATATGGAAAAGGGCCGGAGCCGCCACAGCATTTTAATTGTCGATCAAGAACAGTTGCCGAAATAGATTATGAGAATTTAAGCCGCGTTTTCGGTCGTAAGATAGAAGCGCCCAGACGCAGAGGTTTCAGGCCATCAGAAAGCGGTCTGGTACCCGCAGGCGAGAGTTATGGAACTTGGCTTGCTAAACAATCGCCGTCTGTAAAAGCAAAGGCACTTGGCGCAAGTAAAGTTAGATTTTTTGATAGATTATCTAAAAAATTTGGCGGCGATCAGGCTATTAGAAAATTTGCTTCGATTGATGGTTCTGAAAAAACTTTGGCGCAACTTCAGGCAGCTTATGGAAAAAATGCAAATAAAATTAAAATAGTTCCTGATGTAGTAAGAGAAAGAAAAAGCGCACCTTATACATGGCAAAGATATTCTGACGGATCTCTTGCAAAGAAGGCAGAGCCGTCAAACCTTACAAAGTGGACGCCAGAACGTCAAAAATTACACGATCAAATTGTTGAAGATATCATTGCAGAGAATAATCCAAAAGCACAAAAGAATCCGATTTTTTATATGACAGGCGGCGGATCAGCTTCAGGTAAATCAATTATGTTGAAAAAGTCACCATTAAGAAAAGGCACTGTTGTTATTGATTCTGATGAAATTAAGAAACGTTTACCAGAATTTAAGGCAATGCAGGCAAAGGGCGGAAAGATAGCAGAAGCCGCGGCGGGATATGTTCACGAAGAATCAAGTTGGATTAGTAAACGATTAATGAGAGAGTGCGCCCAAAGGCGTTATCACACAATGCTTGATGGTACAGGTGACGGAAGTCTGAAAAGTTTATCAGGCAAAATTAAAATGATGACTGATAGAGGAATGACTGTTAGGGCTAAATATGCAACAGCGGAAATTGCAACAGCACTTGAAAGAAACTATCAAAGATATATAAAAACAAAAAGATTGGTTCCGCCTACTTATGTTCGCAATGTTCACAGGGAAGTTTCAAAAGTAGTTCCGCAGGCTATCAGGGCAAATGTTTTTGATGACTTTGAACTTTACGACATGAACAAAACAGGCGAAGCAATAAAAGTCGCTACTTATACAAAGAAAGATGGTTTGAAAATATTGAATAATGATTTATATGGAAACTTCTTGGCGAAGGCCGATCAACCCGACAGTTTGTTTACAAAATGGACAGATAAGAAAAAAAGATAAGTTGACAAATTGAATTAATCTTATTATAATAAAATTGTACGAAACCAAACAAACCAATGGAAAAAGAATTTATTGTCTGGGGCGTAGCACCAAACACAACTGAAGAACAAGTTCTTTACACAAAGGCTCAAACACTTGCTGACGCTCACGCAATCGCAAGCTACTTAATTACTGATAAAGGTTGCACTGACACAAGAGTTCAAGTAATTGACTTTACAAAAAAGCCTGACTTTACAAACATATTTAATTAAGAAAAATGTTCAAACCTTATACAGTTCCCGCCGATCACAAAGACTTTCAGGTCGGCGATCAGGTAAATATCTGTTACTACACAGACGTTGACCCTTTTACAGTTATCGAAAGAAAAGGCAAGCGCATCAAGATTCAACAGGCAAACGCCAAGCTTGACCCTACTTGGAAACCTAAACAGATCATCGGAGGATTTGCCGCGCATTGCACAAACAACAATGAGCAAAGATGGATTATCACAGAAAATCCTAAAGGCGCTATTCAAGAAGCTTATCTTGGCAAAGACAACGAATGGTACTTGAAAGGAAGCAACAGGCGCACAGTTATCAACCAAGGATGGCGCAAGTTTCACGACTACAACTTTTAAAATACTACCCCTGAAATATAGGGCAAATTAATTTTAATAAAATACTTGACAAATTCAATTAATCTTATTATAATTAAAGTATAAACAAACCAATCAAACCAATGTTCAAAATCGCAACTATCGACCAAATCGCAAACGGCATCATCGACAGAGCAATCTTAGGCGAGACATTTACAAGAACTCAAATCGTTGAAAAAATTACTTTTAACTGCTACGCCCAACACGTTGCTGAAAAAGTTGCTGATGCTGTAATGCTTGAACTAGCAAAAATCTAAGGGGCTTGACAACCCCTTTTAATTTTATTATAATAAGATTGTTAAACAAACCAACTAAACAAATGACAACAGCAACAAAACAAACAGTTGAAACTCTTGCTCAAGAATATTGCGAAAAAATCACAGAAGCCAATGAAGCATGGTTGAAAAGATTACGTCTTAATGAAGATGGCACATTTGACCCTTGGCATTTAGATGAAGACGGCAACTATAAGCCAGATGAAAACCCCAGATATTTCACTTACATGATCGGTAGAAAGTATTTAAAGGTTATCGCGATGGAGTGGAGAGACGATGCTAAATATGGCAGAATCAACGCCGCACCCGCAGGCTATCAACCAGAAAACGTTCACGCTTTTGTTGATAAAACAACAGGCGATGTATTTCTTCCCGCAAGTTGGAACGCCCCTGCTAAAGGCGCAAGATTCAATCTTTTCCAAAACAAAGAAGCATTGTTTGAAGGAGTTATGCGCAGGCCACATGGCGGTTATTTATACCGCTAATGCTTTTAAAATTTCATAGCCCCCGAAAGGGGGTTTTTTAGTATCTATATCTGTGGAAATTCTGGCGTGTAATCTACATACCAACCTTCAAGGTTTTTTTCTTTTGCTATTATTTCCGCGTTTTCTATATCTTGTATTATTCCCTGTCTAAACTTTTTCGCTTCTGCTGATTCGTTAGGTTCTGGCGCGATGTTTAAAACAACTTCATTCATTATTGTTTGCATCCTTTTTGCAGATAACAATGTTTTTTACCTCATTCAAGGTTATTCTAG